AAATGAATACGCAGGATTGGTCAGCGATGGTGTTGCTGCAGGAGATACCAGTGGTTTCATTGATACTGGCAGTTATATCTTTAACGCTCTGGTATCTGGCTCAATCTACGGTGGTGTCCCTGGAAATAAGATTACCGCTATTGCAGGAGAGTCTTCTACTGGCAAAACTTTCTTTTGCCTTGGGATTGTACAGCATTTTCTCGACAGTAATCCTGATGCAGGTGTAATTTATTTTGAATCTGAGTCTGCTATTTCTCGTCAGATGATTGAGGATCGTGGCATTGCATCTGATCGTATGATGATTGTGCCTGTTGCAACCATTGAGCAGTTTCGCACTCAGTCTTGTCGCATCCTTGACAAGTATATGGAGCAGAAAGAGGAAGACCGCCAACCTATGATGTTTGTCTTGGACTCTTTGGGTATGCTTTCCACAGAGAAGGAGATTGCCGACGTTGCTGCAGATAAGCAGGTCAGGGACATGACTAAGAGTCAATTGATTAAGGGTGCTTTCAGGGTGCTCACACTCAAACTAGGTAAGGCAAACGTCCCTATGCTGGTCACCAATCATACCTATGATGTGATCGGATCCTATGTCCCTATGAAAGAAATGGGTGGTGGTAGTGGTCTCAAGTATGCATCCTCTACTATCATCTATCTGTCTAAGAAGAAAGAGAAGGATGGCACTGAGGTTGTTGGTAACATCATCAAATGTAAAGCACAGAAGTCACGTCTGACCAAAGAGAATAGTCAGATTGAAACTCGTTTGTATTATGATCGTGGTCTTGATAGATACTATGGTCTACTAGAGTTAGGAGAGCGAGCAGGCATGTGGAAAAACGTTGCTGGTCGCTACGAAATGGATGGTAAGAAAGTCTATGCTAAGGCAATCTTGAAAGACCCTGATACCTATTTTACTCCTGAAGTAATGCAGGCATTAGATGAAGCAGCAGCAGCGGAGTTTAGGTATGGTAGCTAATTTAACTGATTACATTAAATGCTATGACAACGTTGTGGATGAGAAGTTTTGTAGACAAATCATCCGCACGTTTGATGGTGACATTGCACATCAAGAATATCTTGATGAAGAAAAACGTCCAGCGTTTACACAACTGAATATGACACAGCGTTTCCTAGAAAAAGATACGCAGTGGATTCCCATTCAAAACAAATTGCAGGAAGTCTTTATTGACTTTACTGAATTGTATATGAAAGAGTTGGATCTTGGTCCAGATTTTCCTCTCCGTTATACATTTGAGCAGTATCGAATTAAAAAATACAACGAAAAGTATGATGAATTCAAAGATCATGTAGATGTTGGAGACTACAATTCTGCACGTAGATTTTTGGTTTGTTTCTTATATCTGAATACAGTGATGGAAGGTGGCAAGACAGACTTTCCAAAACTAAATCATGCAGTTCAACCAAAGTGTGGTAGAATACTTATGTTTCCTGCTACCTGGCAGTATCGTCATGCAGGAAGACCAGTGCCAGTTGGCACCAAATATATTGTCGGAAGTTATCTTCATTATCTATGAGCATTGAAAATACTATTCTCAATAACCTCATTCATGATGAGAATTATTGTAGAAAAGTGATTCCTTTTATCAAGGAAGAATATTTTACTAGCACTGGATGCAAAATTGTATTCAATGAAATTGCTGACTATGTGATGGAGTATAATGCTCTTCCAAATCAGACTGTTTTGTCTATTCAAATTGATAAACGAGATGATCTAAGTGAGTCTTCATTCAAAGAAGTGCAATCTGTTATTGATAATATAAAGAATGAAGAGAGTGAATTCCAATGGATTGTAAATACTACTGAGAAGTGGTGTCAAGAGAGAGCGATCTATCTGTCCCTGATGGAGTCTATCAAGATTGCAGATGGAAAGGACACTAAGAAAGACAAGGGTGCTATTCCACACATCTTATCAGAAGCGTTAGCAATCTCTTTTGATAGTCATGTAGGGCACGATTACATTGACGACGCATTGGACCGCTATGAATACTATCACCAGACAGAAGAAAAGATTCCATTTGATCTTGACTTCTTTAACAAAATTACGAAGGGTGGTCTTCCAGCTAAAACGCTTAATATCGCTCTTGCTGGCACTGGTGTTGGTAAGTCTCTCTTTATGTGTCATGTCGCTGCATCATGTTTACTCCAGGGCAAGAATGTTCTTTACATCACGATGGAGATGGCAGAAGAAAAGATTGCCGAAAGGATAGATGCTAACCTCCTTAACGTAAATATCAAAGATATTTCGACATTGCCAAAAGTAATGTTTGATAAAAAGATTGCAAATCTTTCCAAGAAGACACAAGGTAAATTAATCATCAAAGAATATCCTACTGCAGGAGCACATGTTGGGCACTTTAAGTCTCTTATTAATGATCTTTCTCTTAAGCGGAGCATTAAACCCGATATTATCTTTGTGGATTACCTTAATATCTGTGCTTCCCAGAGATATAAAGGAAGCATTGTCAACTCCTACACATACGTCAAGTCAATCGCAGAAGAGCTTCGGGGTTTTGCTGTGGAGTGTGGCGTCCCTATTGTCTCTGCTACGCAGACCACTCGTGCAGGTTACGGTAGCACTGATGTTGACATTACTGACACTTCTGAATCCTTCGGTCTCCCTGCTACTGCTGATCTTATGTTTGCCCTTATTAGCACGGAGGAGCTTGAGGGTATGAATCAGATCATGGTCAAGCAATTGAAGAATCGCTACAATGATGGTGCCGCCAACAAGAGATTCTGTGTAGGTATTGACAGATCAAAGATGAGACTATATGATGTAGAGCAGTCTGCTCAAGACGACCTGGTTGATTCTGGTCAGTCTCATGGAAATGAAGTAGAGCAGATTGATCTTGTAAAACGATTCACAACTAACAAAACATTTGCATCCCTTAAGTATGATTGATTTTATTAAATACGCTCAATTTGTATCTGCGGTCACGTCGGAGGAAAGCAAAGACTATACTAGTTTTGCCAACCGAATCTATGAACTTGCAGAGGATGGAGTTGCAACCGAGAGATTGCTTACTGCTTCTGTAGGTCTTTGTGCAGAGTCTGGTGAGTTTACTGAGATTGTAAAGAAGATGGTCTTCCAAGGAAAACCTGCTAGTGAAGAAAACTTCTATCATATGAAGCGTGAGTTAGGTGATATCATGTGGTATTTCATGCAAGCATGTCTGGCACTGGATGTTTCTCCAGAAGAAATCGTTGAGATGAATGTAGAAAAACTGAAAGCACGTTATCCTGGTGGTGAGTTTGATGTCCATTATTCTGAAAACCGTAAAGAAGGAGACCTGTGATTACCTTAGATAATGTATAGTCTCTGGATCCACCTACGAGCATTCTTTTCTGTTGTAGTAGTGAGTTGTGCTCACCCTGTCAACTGGGAGCAGTGTGTTCGTGTGGACCAGTGGTTATTACCTGAGGTTGTCCAGGGTTATAAACTCTGGACAGGACAGGAAAAAATATATGAAAAAGAAAAGGATTATCTAAATAGTTTGGATGATACTGTTGAATAGATGTCCGCAGAAAAAGTAGCCAAAGAGATCGATTCAATCTTTAAAGACAGTTATGATCTAAAAAAATTCTTTGCATCTGTATCGAGCACAGGTGATAAGGAGATTGATGTCTGGGACTCTAAGTCTACTGACATGGTTAAGACACCATCCAAATCTCAGGTCACACTTGTCCCTAGAATCAAATCCAAGACCGAAAGGAATTGGTTGAGGGGTAAGATCAAAGATATGGTGGAAGAAAATAGAGATGCTATTATACAAAATATAAAAAACTATATCCCTGAAGGGGTATATGATTTTAAGTTTGAAGAAAGAAAGATTACTGGCACAGGTCTTCTGTCCTATGTAATCGAAGCAGTGCCTGATGGCAAAAAGAATGCTGTCCTCAGAATTGCATTCCAAGGAAAGGGATTATCCAATGGTGCTGGCGGCAAAAGAGAAGATCCTCATGAGTTGATGACTGCTTGTTTGATATTAGATAAGAAGGTTGTCAATCTTCAGCAGTTGGATGGTATGAAAGATGGCAAACGTCAGGAGGCATATAAGAAGATTGTTGATGATCTATATACCACTGCATCTAAAGTTGTAGGTGCAGCGGGACTGTCTGGTTTCTATATTGATCCTAAGACTAAGAATGAGCCTGACCTGGTTAACTTAGCAAAGGCAGTGTCTGTTTCTAACTTTGCCTTGAATTTGATTGGCGATGGTAAGGTTAATGCTGTTTGGCAGACAGGCACTAAGTGGGCAAATGAGATCAAGAAGTATAATGTAGGTCCTAAGACCATTCAGAATTACAACTCATCTGATATTATTGTCAAGTTTACCACCAGTGGACCTAAAGGTGCCACACATTACTGGGGTCTGTCCCTAAAGAAAGCAGGACTAAAGGACCCTGAGCCTACGCTACTCAACAAACCTGCTTATGGTGCAAAAGGATTCTTGACCAAGAGCATTCCTGGCACTGAAAACAATAAGATCAATACAAAGAAACAAGAGTTTTTCATTGGTGCTGTCAAAACCAAACTAGGTGCCACCGAATATAAAGGTGAGAAGATTGACAAGATGCCACTTAAGAAACTATTGAAGACAGCAGACACTCTCTTTACTGCTAGAGAAGAGAAGAGTGATATGTTACGTGGTGCAGGTAAATTTAAAGCTAATCCCAACGTCTATTTTAGGGAAATGGATAGGGTATTCATAAAATACTTTGACAATAACAAAGACTTCTTCATTGAGTTTTTAGATACCATCTTCAAGATTAACCTAGATTCTTTTCTTTCTGATTCTGATTTTCACTTTAGTCTTATTACTGGTCGTGGAGATTATAAGGATGGAAAGATAATGGAAGTTGCTGCCCCTACAGAGAAGCAGGGTAGGACAACCACCGAAATCTTCAGAGAAATGTTTACGGATCCTGATGTCACTGAATATAGATTACTGCCTCAGGATGGAAAGAAGCAAGCATTTGAAGAAGGTGCTACCGCAGCTAAACTTTTTTATAAAATGCGAATCGGAAAGGGCAATAAAGGTGTTACTATAGTTGATCTAGAAGTCAGGTATAAAGGGGCACTTACAGGAGAGCCTCAATTCCAAGTCTTTATGTCGGTAGGTGCGGATAGTTTCTCAGCACTATATAAAAAAAAGGTAAAGGAGCGTCCTCCCGTTCGTTGGTGAAGACTATATAAAAACTGGCACACCCCTGGTTGCGACTGCCTTCTGCCATGCTATAATATGTGTATAGACAGAGGACGAATGCCAAACAAACACCTTGAGCACCTAGAGGATTCCATCTTTGATGGTCGTCGTGTTGCTCTTGCTGCTGTTAAGCAGGCACTGACGTGCCGACGCATCAGCACAAAGTGGGATGGTGCTCCTGCTATCGTGTTTGGCACTAACCCTGCCAATGGTCAGTTCTTTGTGGGCACCAAGTCAGTATTCAATAAAAAGAAAGTCTTAATCAATTACACTCATGAAGACATTGACAAGAATCATAAAGGTAATGTCGCTGACATACTTAGGTTATGTCTTCGTTATCTTCCTCGGATCTCTAATATTGTGCAAGCTGATTGGATTGGATGTGGCGGTGGTAGTGTTTATACTCCTAATACCTGCACCTATAAGTTTGCTAATGCGATCCGTCAGCAAATTATTCTAGCTCCTCATACTCAATATACAGAAGTTTCTCCAACCGCTGTCGGTCGCATCGGGGTCGATCTACCTTCTACATCGGATTGTTACTTCGTAGATACTAATACTGCTAAGGTTGGTAACTTCAAATCATATGATTTGTTGCTGCAGATTGCTAGGCACATACCTTTCGCAAAGATACCTAAGAATCGTATGGAAATTTGTAAGCACATCAACAAATTTATTCGCACAGGGAGTAACCCAAGTGCTGAATTATTGTATGCTACTTGTCCTGATAAATATAAAGGGGAATTGAATGAAAATACTTTTAAAGTATGGCATCTAATTTCTCAACTGAAAATGCGTCTTCTTGATTCGATTGTGGACAATAGTAATATTGAGTGCTTCATTGGTGATACACCTGTAAACCATGAAGGATTTGTTATTCTATCAGATAGTCCATATAAGATAGTAGATCGCCACACCTTTAGTAAAGCAAACTTTAACCTAGATAAAAATTGGCAGAATGAAAAAGTTTAGTGCTTTCCTATCAGAAGCAAAAAAATCTTTCGCTGCACAGGATGCAGAAAAATTAGGACTTAAACATGTTGGGTATGGCAACTATGCTGACCCTGCAGGAAATGTTACTCACAGGTCTGTCGATGGCAAACTTGTAAAAATGTCAGCAGACGAAATTAATAAACAACAAAATGGATCTACACAAGATACTGGAGAGGCACCAGCAGCGGAAGATCAAGGCTCAATTGCTATTACATTTGGAAGATTCAATCCACCTACTGTTGGGCATGAGAAACTCCTTAACAAAGTAAAGACTGAAGCAAAGGGTGGTGAATATAGAATCTATCCTAGTCAATCTCAAGACCCCAAAAAGAATCCTCTCAGTCCAAATGAGAAGATCAAATATATGAAGTTGGCATATCCAGAGTATGCTGATGCTATTTCAACTTCACCTGAGCTTCGCACTATTTTTGATGTGCTTAAAGTTCTTAATGATGAAGGGTATGGTGAAGTAAAGATTGTTGTTGGTGGAGATAGAGTTTCTGAATTTAATTCCTTGGCTCAAAAATATAATGGAGATCTTTATCAGTTTGAGAATATCTTGGTAGTGTCTGCTGGAGATAGAGATCCTGATGCTGAAGATGTTTCTGGTATGTCGGCATCTAAACTCCGTGCTGCTGCAGCAGAAGATGATTTTAATACTTTTAAATCAGGTATTTCGTCATCTATGAGTCTGAAAGATAAAGAAAGTTTATATAAAAGTCTTAGAAATTCTATGCAACTAGAGTCTAATGAAGATTTTTGTGATGCATCTTTCAACCTGCATGAGATTGCACCTAGATTAGATCCCCAAGGTGTGCGAGAGGCATACTTTGAGAATAACTTATTTCAGGTTGGCACTTTCATTGAAAATATAAACACAGGAGTTATTGGTAAAGTTGTAAGTAGAGGTGCTAATTATATTATCTACATTGATGAGAGGGAGACTGTATTTAGATCGTGGTTAAAAGACTTGGTGGAAAGAAACGATATTAAATATTTCGACTTCACACCTGCTGGTGAAATGGGCACAGACAAACTTGCTAACTATATGAGAAAACTCACTCCTGGTGAATTCATTCGTAAGATAAATAAAAAGGACAAGGACGCTTAGTAACATGAATCTCAACGAACTTCCTGATATGTCTGCAGCCTATAAACAGGTGCAGGAAAAGAATGACGGTAACCTCGCTAACAACGCTCCTCCTTACGACAAGGTAACCCGTCGTGATGTTATCACAGGTGCCAAGGGTAAGGACGAGATGGGTGGTAAGCGTAAGAAGCACGATTGTGCTAAGAAAGTTAATTACGAAGGTAAAGAATATAATGTCATCCCTGAGATGCACACGATGCTTGAGGATGGCACAGTAACTCATTACGATATTGAAGATGCAGAGTATATCTACGAGAATGTCCCTGTCGAAGATCTTGAGATTCTGATTTCTGAGAAGCACGAGCACTTTGATAACTACGATAAGAATTCTGAGGTTCTTGGTGAAGCAATGTCATCATACGATAAGAATCGTAAGAGAGCAGCACAAAGAGCAGCAGACAGAAACGCAGCAAGAGCAGCAGGTAAAACTGGTG